GCAGCAAAAAGAAAGCTCTCGAAAGATATAAAAACACTCCTGTAGCAATTAGTGAAGAGTCAATCATTGATAAATACAATGAACTTTGTCGTAATACTGAAAACCAAATATTCATTCCACACTTTAGCACTTGGTTATCTCAGGAACGCTATAACGATGAAGAAGTGTTTAACCTTGATAGTTTTAAAAAGAAACATGGCATAACTGCAAATTTCGTAGAAGAAAAAGATGGTCTTTTGTTTTTTACATCAAAAGAGTCATGGGGAATTATGGATTGGATTTACAAAAAGGATGGAACATCTATTAGAGCAGAGGATTATTTTGGAAAAGAAGAAGCATCTTAGAGTATTGTCACTTGGTGCTGGAGTTCAATCAACAACATTAGCTTTAATGATTGAAAAGGGTGAAGTTCCTATGGTTGATTGTGCTATTTTTAGTGACACACAAAGTGAACCATCCCATGTTTATAAACATTTAGATTGGCTTGAAAAAAAATTATCATATCCATTGTATAAAGTTACTGCTGGTTCATTAAAAAACGACATTTTAAAATCAGCAAAAGGTATTAAAATTAGAGGTGCATCAATACCAGCATTTACAAGAAATAAAGATACTAATAAAAAAGGAATTTTAAGAAGGCATTGTACAAATACCTATAAAATAGAACCCTTACACAAAAAGATTAGAGAATTGTTAGGGGTTGGGTACAAAGAGAGAGTACCGAAAGATGTAAATGTTACACAAATATTCGGTATTTCTTTTGATGAAATTATTAGAGTTAAAACATCAAATGTAAAATATATAACACATGAATATCCTTTGGTTGATAAAAATATAAGAAGATATCAATGTCTTAAATGGATGGAAGATAATAACTATCCAAAACCTCCTAGATCAGCTTGTACATTCTGTCCTTTTCATTCAAATGAAGAGTGGAGATATGTAAAACAAAACAAAAAAGAATGGGATGAGGCTGTCATGATCGATAAAAAAATTCGAAATGGTTTTGTTGGTACAAAAGATTATTTATTTGTACATAAATCAGGTGTTCCTTTAGACGAAGCAGACATAAGAAGTGATGAGGAAAAAGGTCAATATTCTTTACTAGATGAATGTGAAGGTATGTGTGGGATATAATGGTTAAAAAGAAGAAAAAAAAGCAGCAACGAACTAAAACTAAACAAGTACCTCAAGGTCAAGAGATTGACTATGGTGCTCAAACACTGGTTCGTGAAGATAACAAGATATATAGACTACCGGATATGGCTGAGATGCAAATATCTCACAAACATATCTCTAAAAAGATTAATTCAGTCCACGAAAGCTATTATGCCAGGCATCAGCTAGATCCTACTGATGCTAAAAGAAATGCAACAAGGTATGTAGCTGGACAAAAACTAGAGTACTTGGGCATCATTAGTTCTAAAATGAAGAGTTGTACTTTTAATTTTAACAGATTAGCTGGTATTCCAGATGGTGCAGAGTTCTTTAACATCTTAAAAATAGATTATGAACAAGAGTTCAATAAAGCTATGAAGGCAACAACTCAACATCAATCATTGGTTTGGGATGTCATCATAGATAATAAAGCAGCAACACATAAACGAATGGATCAATATAGAGATGCACTTGATTTATTGATTAGTCATTGGGGTATGTAAATATGCCAATTTATGCCCATTTAGATTATTGAATAGTTAATGTATCTTATTTACTAAGATCGAGAAGTCGGTCAGAAATCCACACAATTTATTATGAAACCAGAGGAACAACTCTGGCTTAACACATTGGTTAGAGGCTTATGCGATAGTGTCGGTCTTACTCATCCAAACTTTGACATATCAGAATGGAAAATAATTAAAGAAGCTAGAGAATGGTTAGGTACAGAGGATTTTAACACTATTTGCAGCTATCTTGAACTTGAGCCTACTTACATATTGAAATTACATGAAAAAATCAAAAACAAAAAAAAATCCTCTACCGACAGAATATACACAGCTCTCTACGCTAGGATTAGACGACTCATCACTAGAGACGACTATTTTTCTAGCTAGTGAAGAAGATCAACCAATAGTGTTAATCAGGTTCGCAAACTTTGATACTAGCGAACAGGCCCAGGATTTTATCTCGGTATTCAAGGATCATAAGAGTTTTACAGAATTAGGACATACAAACGAAACAATACATTAAATGGCAGCTAAAACAAAATATACAAAAGAATTAGTAGATACTGTGTTACAAGAACTCGCAGTAGGTAAGTCTATAAGAGAAGCATTAAAAACAGTTGATGTATCTTGGGAGACATGGAGACATTGGTTGAATAAGAAAACTGGACTAAGAGAATTGTACAGTCAGGCAAAAGAAGATGGTATCGAATACTCAATGGCAGATGTAGATCAAGTAGCTAAAGATGCAGTCAAGAAGTCAGCAGAGAGTAAGATGGATATGGCTAATGTTAAAGCTATAGATACTTTTATAAAACATAAACAATGGATGGCTAGTAAGTTAGCTGCGAGGAAGTATGGTGATCGACAGTCCTTAGAGATAGGGAACATGAAAGACCAGAGCTTCTCTATTAAATGGGATAAATAAAACAATGATGGATAGAATACATAACTTAAAGAACAGATGGAATAACCTAAACAAGAAGGGTAAGACCATCACTGTAGTAGTAGCAGTAGTTATAATTGTACTTATTGCACAGAATATTTAGTGTTATTAGAGATAATATCATACAAATTAATTGTGTTTGTAGAGGGTGTAGTGGGTAGAAGTGTTGAGTTTGTTAAGAGTAATACAAAAAAGTTCTATACTTGCATGGTGCTTCTCGTAAGAAAAAAGTAATATTTTATGCCAATTCTGTTTGTAGTTTGTACATAATTATTTATTAGCTGCACAATATCTGCACACAAAGCTCTAAAAGTATTGATAAATATAGCATAGCACTTCATTAATTATAATGTGCCTAGCTTTTCCAGAATTTTTTTAGATTTTGGCCCCTAAATTATTTTTGACCACCCCCATCGAGTCTGTGTAATTGCAATAGGGAGTGATTTCAACTCAGAACAAAATCTCTATGAGCAAAAATTTTACAACTACACCCATGAGCCTTAAAGAAGCTAATGAATTTGTTACAGAACACCATAGTCATAACAAAAAAGTACAAGGACATAAGTTCTCAATAGGTGTTTTACATGAGAATAACCTAGTTGGTGTTGCTATCTGTGGCAGACCTATATCTGCAACATTAGATGATAAGAAAACATTAGAATTACTTAGGTCTTGTGTCTTAGATAACGCACCTAGAAACACAAATAGTTATCTTTATGGAAGATGTTGGAGAGTTGCAGATGCTCTAGGCTATCAAAGAATGATTACTTATACCTTGATAGAAGAAAAATCAGCAGCTTGTAAAGCTATTGGAATGCGAATTGTAGGTCAGACAAAAGATAGTTCTAAAGCCTGGTTAAATAAACAAAAACAGGATGGGATTGTCAGACAACATCAAAGTATTTATCACAAACCTAAATACAGATGGGAAAAAGGTTATCTTATTTGATGGTGCTGATGAGATGAATCGAACATCCTACTCCCTTCTTACCAAGAAGGTACTCTACCAATGAGTTACACCAGCATCAAAACTGATTATATGAAAAAAAAACAAAAAAACACAAAAAAATTAGATGTCTTTGCCCTAATGGTCAAACACATGAATGATAAAACTCCTGTCAAACAAAATTCAGGTCGAGGAGTCGTATCTGATAGCACAGTTTCAAGAATTCAAGACATTTACAACGAGGGCAAGAAAGAGAATGAATGAAATTAAAAATACTAGACCTGTTTTCAGGTATAGGGGGTTTTAGTTTAGGGTTAGAAGCTACAGGTCATTTTGAGACTGCTGCATTCTGTGAGATTGAACCTTACTGTAAACAAGTATTAAAAAAACATTGGCCTACAGTTCCTATTTTTGATGACATTCGTCAACTGAAAGGAACAGATATTGGAACAATCGACATTATTACAGGAGGATATCCCTGTCAGCCCTTCTCAGTCGCTGGAAAACAAAAAGCTGAGCAAGATCCGAGACACCTCTGGCCAGAGTATTTTAGACTTATCCAAGAACTCCGACCAACTTGGGTTATTGGAGAGAATGTTAGTGGACATATTAAACTCGGTCTCGACTCCGTACTTGAGGACTTGGCGAGTGAAGGTTACTCCACGAGGACATTTAGTATTTCAGCTTCTAGCATCGGTGCAAACCACAAAAGAGAACGAGTCTGGACTGTGGCCTACTCCAACGACAGAAACCACGAACAGAAAAAAGAAATACGCACAGGGTGGAACACCTCTAACTCTAGCAGTCAGAATGTGGCCTACACCTACGACACAAGAGATAGAACATCCCAACATGAAACTAACTCAGACAGGGAGAAGATTAACGAAGGATGGCAAGAACAGTCATTCTCTGAACCTAGCAGACAAAGTGAAGATGTGGCCAACTCCCAGAGTCAATGGAGAGGAGAACCTCGATACTCTTATCAAGAGAAAAGGAGTTCAGAAAGCAGTTCAACACAACCTCAAAGCAGCAGTTCAGATGTGGCCAACACCGACAGCAAACGAGGATGCTTGTGGGAAACCGACAGGCAAGATGCAGAGGATGTTAGGCAATCACCCAGAGGTGAGGAAACCTTTGGATGGTGGAACATTGAACCCAGAGTGGGTAGAGTGGCTCATGGGATTCCCAAAAGGGTGGACAGACTTAAAACCCTTGGAAACGCAGTAGTACCTCACATACCCTATTACATAGGTCAAGCGATTGTAGAAAGTTATCAATGAAAATAACCATTCCCTACAAGCCAAGACCTCTACAAAAAGAAATACATAAAAGCCTAGCTAGGTTCTCAGTCCTGGTCTGTCATAGAAGGTTTGGTAAGACAGTCTTGACAGTCAATGAACTGATTAAGAAGTGCCTACAATGTAAGCTGCCCAGACCTCGGTATTATTATATAGCACCGACTTACAGCATGGCTAAGAGAATAGCCTGGGATTATTTAAAATATTACACATCAGTTCTACCGAAGATGGAATATCACGAAACAGAACTAAGAGCTGATCTTCCTAATGGTGGAAGAATACAATTACTAGGTTGTGAGAGACCACAAACCCTTAAAGGATTGTATATGGATGGTGTTGTCTTAGACGAGGTAGCACAAATGCCTCCAAAAATGTGGACTGAGGTTATTAGACCAGCATTATCTGATCGTAAAGGCTTTATGGTAGCGATTGGAACTCCAGCTGGACATAATTCGTTCTTTGATCTCTATAATCATGGACTGCAAGATGAGAATTGGTACGCACAAAGTTTCAAAGCTAGTGAAACAAAGATAGTCGATGCAGAAGAACTAGCAGCAGCTAAATCAATGATGCCTCCTGAGATATACGAGGCAGAATATGAGTGTAGTTTTGAAAGTTCTGCTATAGGAGCTATTTATTCACAATCTTTAGCTAAGGCAGACACAGAAGGTCGTATCACAAAAGTTCCTTATGACTCCACTATTAAAGTAGATACTTACTGGGATCTCGGAATGCGAGATAAGACTGCGATATGGTTTGTGCAGCAAAAAGGCTCTGCAATCCACCTTATAGACTACTTTGAAGATAGTGGTGAGTCGCTAGAGTATTACGCCTCAGTTCTGGATGAAAGAGGATATATCTACGATACCCATTACCTACCCCATGATGCCAATGTACGAGAAATTGGAACTGGTAAATCAAGATTAGAAATAGCTCAATCACTAGGATTAGTGACAAGCATTGTACCGAAGATGTCTATCGAAGATGGTATTAACGCCACCAGAATGACACTAGGTAGATGTTGGTTTGACTATGAAAAAACAAAAGATGGATTAGATGCCTTGAGACAATATCGATGGGCAGTCACCGATAAAGGCGAAACAAAAAACAGACCACAACATGATTGGACATCACATAGTGCTGATGCTTTCAGATATGTCTGTACAGGATTACAAGAGACTAAAAATTGGTCATCAAAAATTGAATATCCACGATTAGGAATAGTATGAAATTAACAAAAGACAGATTAAAATCACTGATAGGGCAAGAGATCACAAACTCTTTAGGCTTTTATGGTGGACAGCTATCAGAACAAAGACGCAATGCGTTAAAGTTCTATTTAGGTGAACCCCTGGGCAATGAAGTAGAAGGTCAATCGCAAGTAAGATCCCAAGATGTTTTAGAAGTAGTCGAGAGTATTCTCCCTTCGATGATGCGTATCTTTACGCAAGGTGAGAGTATAGTTCGTTTTGAACCTCAAGGCCCTGAAGATGTCGCTTATTCAGATCAAGCATCAGATTACATCAACCATATCTTTATGAAGGATAACAATGGTTATTCTATTCTACATACAATGTTTAAAGATGCTTTGATCTCTAAAAATGGTTTTGTTAAATACTATTGGAAGAAAGACAAAGAACAAAAGCAAGAGTCTTATGAAAATCTCAATGAAGCTGAGTACCAGGCATTATTAGCAGATACCGAAGTTGAAGTTGTAGAAGTCGAAGATACAGCAACAGAACTAGATATTGGTAATATCGATATGATGGAAGCTACCTACAATGTGACTGTCAAAAGAGTAAAAGATTATGGTCGTGTTGTTATTGAAAGTGTACCCCCTGAAAGTATGCTTATTAGTAAAACAGCGACTTCATTAGATGATTGTAACTTTATCGGACAACGAGTTTTTAAGACAAGATCAGAATTAATTAGCATGGGTTTTGACAAGAAGATTGTCAATGAGCTGCCTGTAGCTGATGAAGAAATTTATAACACAGAGGCTGTTACTAGAAGGTCTTATGACGATGAGACCATGCCTCAAGAATACCAAAACATTGATCCTTTATTGACACGAGTTTCGATTGTCGATTGCTACATGAAATGCGATTACGACAATGATGGAATAGCAGAACTAAGACACATTGTAGTGGGTGGTTCAGGCCCTAATGCCTATCACATCTTAGAGAATGAACCCATTGAACAGATACCTTTTGCTACTGTTACTGCTCTTCCTATGCCACATCGTTTTTATGGATTATCCATATACGATTTAATTGGCGATGTGCAAGAGATTAAGACTACCCTCCTAAGGCAAACTCTTAATAACGCCTATCTACAAAACAACGCAAGAACTGTTGTCGTAGATGGACAAGCAAACATTGACGATCTCCTTACTTCTAGAGCTGGGGGAATTGTAAGAGTGAAATCACCCAACGCTGTTACGCCCCTAGCTTCACCTAACTTCATGCAAGAAGGATTGGCAATGATTGAGAAAGTCGATCAAATACGAGAAGGCAGATCAGGTGTTTCTAAAGTCCAAATGGGATTAGATGCCGATCAAATCAACAAATCACATACAACAGCGACCAGTGCAAATGTGATGATGAACGCATCGACACAAAGAATAGAATTATATGCTCGTAACTTTAGTGAAGGCATTAAAAGAATGTTCCAGGGCATTTTAACTTTAGTGTGTAAATACCAAGATCAAGAAAGAATTATTAAATTAAGAAATCAGTTCATACCGATGAACCCTAGAGAGTGGGTAGATAGATATAATGCAACAGTTCAAGTTGGACTCGGTACAGGCTCACAAGATCAACGACTCGAAGTCTTAGGTCGTGTGTTAGCAGTACAAGAAAAACTAATCGGTGCTGGTGGTATGGGTATTGTCGATCCTCAAAAGATTTATAATACCTTAGAGAAGTATTTAGAAAATGCTGGTTATAAAGATGCAAGTCAGTTCTTTAACAACCCAGCAAATATGCCTCCTCCTCCACCTAAACAACCACAACCAGATCCAACAGTACAACTAGCACAACAAGAACTGCAAAGACTTCAAGCAAAAGATCAAGCAGACCTACAACTCAAAGCTAGAAAGCAGCAATCTGATGAACAATACAAGTTAGAAAAACTTAATTTAGATCAACAGAAACTAGCAACACAAGTTGTGAAAGAGTCTGATGCAAGAGAATTAGAAAAAGAAAAACTAGCAACAAAAATTATACAACAAGGAATTAACTAATGGCATTCACATCACCATTCTTTCAATCAACACAAGCACAAGGAATTATAAACAATTACCTCAACAATACTGCTGGTGGACTTCCTCCTTTCACAGCTCCCTCAACTAATCCCTATATCGTTGATAGCACCCCTTATGTGCCACCGGCAGCTCAACCTACACCTGATAATCCAGTTAATAATACCCCTAACTGTGAAGAATTATATCCAGGAGAAGGTAGAGTTTATGATCCAGTCCTTCAAGCCTGTGTCTTACCAGAAATGAATCCACAAGAGGGTGATAGCGATAACAATGAAATGAATGAAACTTATCGTGGTGTTGGAAGTGCATTCAGTCCTGAACAAAATGCTTTTATGAATTTAGGTTTAGGTAGTGCATTTTTTGATCCTGAGAACCCTGATAAAAAATTAGATTTATATGGTGATGGATTAAGTGGGTTATATAAAAGATTTACACCCTTTGGTCAATTAGGTGTTTATATGGATGCTAATACACTAGCGAATGCTGGGGTTATCAATAAAAGAGATGATGGTGGTTATAGTTTTGCTAAAGGTGGAAATTTAAACTTAGTACAAGCTAACCAGGCATTTGAAAATCAGATGGCTAAAGACAACATGATGGATTTTGCACAAAACAATTTAGGTAAAACTGCTGAAGAAGCTCAAGCTATGGCTGATGTAACCAAAAGAGGTGACAAAGCAGATTACATGGGATCAAGTGTTTACAAAGATAACAATGCCAATGTTAATATAAACCCATTTCAGTCTAACTTTGGTGCATCTCAAGTAGTTTCTTATTCACCTCCAAAAGCTGATAGAGAAAAAAGTGCTAGTGAAAAAATGTTTGAAGCAAAAAGAACATACACCTCACCAAAGAAACAAATAAACTCTCAAGCATTTACAGGGATGGGATATACTCGTGGCAGATAACGAACAAAAAAGAAGCCTCGAAGCAAAACAAATATTAGAACACCCTTTATTTATAGAAGCAGTAAACAAAATTCGATCCGACCTTAATCAAGAATGGTTAAGTAGTGATCTACAAAATTCAGAACAGAGAGAAAACATTTTTGTCATGAGAAGAATGTTGGAACTCGTTGTGATGCAAATCCAGTCAATCATGGAAACTGGTAAAATCATAAAAAAATAGGAGTAATTAAATGGCAGAACAACCAGCAATGGACTCTGCAACAGAGACTCAAACAGAGACTGTTGCACCAATGCCCAAGCCTCTCAATGTAGGTGAGGCAGCTACCACCCTGAAGAACTTACTAAATACTAACGCCTCAGAGACTCAGGAAGTAGCAAGTGAAGATTCAACAAAACAAGTAACCGACTCGGAAACGAATATCGATGAAACTTTTGAAGATGAAGAACTTATAGATCAAATTGAAGATGAAACACCTTCTGATACTAATCAGGAACTTTACACATTAACTGTTAATGGTGAAAATGTAGAAGTTACCCTTGATGAACTCAAAAAGGGATATTCTCGACAAAGTGATTATACTCGTAAGACTGAAAAACTATCGCAAGATAGAAAAAGTGTAGAAGAAAAAAATTCAGAATACACCAGGTTAAACGAGGAGGCTAAAATCAAAAGAGATCAATACGAAAACCAACTTCAAGTATTGTCTGCACAATTAAAAGCTAGTGAACCTCAAGTTGATATGGAAAGACTCTATCAAGAAGATCCAGCAGAGTTTGTAAAACAGAAAGCTGAACAAGATCGTAGAAAAGAGTTACAAGTAGCAGCTCAACAAGAACAAGATCGTATTCGCCAAGAAAAACAACAAGAAAGCGAAAAGGTCTATTCTCAATATTTAGATAATGAGAGAAAACTTCTTGCTGAAAAACTACCTATCTATGGAGACAAAGATAAAGGCCCTGAGTTTGTAAAAAACTTAACTAACTATGCAAAGTCGATTGGATATGCCGATCAAGAGATTGCAATGTTAGTCGATCACCGAGCAGTTATGATGTTAGCGAATGCTTATCGTTACGATAAGTTAAAGAAAGCTAATCTAAAAAATAAAAAAGTAACAAAGGTATCGAAAGTGGTTAGTTCATCTAGTCCTAAAATTCAAGATGATAATGAAGTAGTAAAGCGATTGAAATCTAAAAAAGCAAATCTCAAAAAGACAGGAAAAGTGCAAGACGCAGTTTCTGTTCTTCAAGAGATTTATTCTCAATAACATATATAGAAAGGAATAAGTAATGGCACAACCAACCAATACTTTTGACACCTATGATGGTGCAAACTCTATAAGAGAAGATTTAGCTGATGTAATTTACAATATTTCACCTTCTGAAACTCCTTTTATGAGCAATGCATCTAAAGGTACAGCAACAAACACACTTTACGAATGGCAGACAGACTCACTAGCTGATGCTGCTGCAAACGCACAAATCGAAGGTGATGACTACACAGGCGATGCAAGAACTGCTACTGTGAGACTTAATAACCAAACCCAAATTTCTGCAAAAGCAGTAACTATTTCTGGTACTGATGATGCAGTGGATAACGCTGGAATAAGTACACAGATGGCGTACCAATTAGCGAAGATGGGTAAAGAAATCAAGCGAGACATGGAAAGAGCATTAGTAGGTATCGAAAATGCAAAAGTCGCTGGTAACGCATCCACAGCTAGAGAAACTGCTTCTGTTGGAACATGGTATGGTGGTAACAAACCAGGTACATCTTCTGCTGCTGGTAACTTCTCAACTAATGGTTCACCTTCAGCAACTCCAGCTGGTACAGGTGCAACAGCAATCGCTGGTGGTACAAACAGAACTTACACAGAGGCACTATTAAAAGCTGGTCTTTTAAAAGCCTTTGAATTAGGTGGAGAGCCTGAGACTGTAATGATGACACCATCACACAAGCAATTAGCTTCTGCATTTGCTGGTGTAGCAACAAAGTATAAAGATGCGAGTGACAAAGTATCAATCGGTACTACTGACATTTATGTATCAGACTTTGGTGAGGTAGCTTTCGTACCAAACAGACATCAAAACGCAAACAGAGTAGATATCCTCCAAATGGATATGTGGAGTGTGGACTTTTTAAGACCATTCCAAACTACTGATCTTGCAAAAACTGGTGACTCTGACAAGAAGCTACTCTTAGCTGAGTATGCTCTATGTGCAAAAGCACCAAATGCAAACTATGGTATCTTTAACCTAACTGCATAATTATTTATCTTGGGGGTGTTTCATGCACCCCCTTTACTTATAGAGAGGAACAAATGGCAATATTCAGCAATAAAAAACATACATCAAAGTTGTTCAAGATTGTAGAAAACGCAAAGAAATCAGACCAAATGATTTCTAAAGGCGATGGTAAGAAACAATCAAAACAAACATCACCAGGTGATCGTAAATATGATCCCATGTTAAGCATCTCAGGTAATCAAGGTCTATCGATGAAAGATACTGTTGATGCAATGATAGCTAAAGCGATAAAGTAATGAGTAAAAAATTCTCACTTAATGATCCTGGAGATCAATCATCAGTCAAAACTAATTTAATTGTTGATGAGGCTGAGAATAAATATCATATAGAAAACTACCAAGATCAAGCAACTATTAAAGAAATCCTAGATGCTAATAAAGCAGCACAAAACGAAGGTGCGTATAAATTAAATGCACTGAAAAATGAAAAAGGTTATCGTGTTGCTCGATTGCCTAACATAGTCGTACACCAATTAGCGAAGCAAGGCATTTTAAATTACAATGGAAAAGTTTTAGATAAAACAAAGTTCTTTCGTTGGCTTAACGACTCCGATAACAAACATTTTAGAATATATACAGGTAACTTATAATGGCATTAGACACATACTCCAATCTCAAAACTACTATTGCAAACTACCTTAATAGAAGTGATCTCACTGCAAACTTAGCTGATTTTATTACTTTAACAGAGGCTAGATTAAATAGAGAGCTACGAGTAAGAGAAATGGTAAACACTGATACATCAATTACGACAGCTGCTGGTACTCAAAGTTATGCACTACCGACAGGTTATCTTGAAGCGACAACAGTTATTTATCAAAGCGATCCTTATTGCACATTAAGGTTTATAAACAACAGTGATTTTTACAACAAGTATAATGTCAGTCAAAGTAGAGGCAAACCTACATATTTTACTATTCTCGGTACAAATATTCTTTTAGGTGTAGCACCAGACTCAGCTACAACCTTACAAATAAATTATTATAAAAGTTTATCTGCATTATCAGATGACAATACAACCAATACAATTCTAACAAACTATCCTGAATTATATTTATATGGTGCATTAGCAGAGTCAGCACCCTTTATTATGCAAGACGAAAGAATTAACACCTGGGGTAATCTTTATAAAGAGGCCCTCAAGAATGCTAACGAAACATCATCAAGAGGTTCAACCACATCTTCACCTTTACAGATGTCAACTCCACAGGTGGCCTAGATGATTGAGTTTGGTGATTTACAAGCCGATCTTCCAACATACCAAAACTCAGGTGCGTTGGTTGTAGATAATGTCTTACCTCTAGCTAAAGGTTATAAAAGCCTAGCTGGTTTTCAGGCCCTCAGTGGTACTGGATTAACAGGAAGTGCATTAGGTTTATTTACAAGTTTTAGTGCTAGTGGTTCTACGAACTATGCTGGTGATGCTACTAAATTATATCAGATGAACTCCTCGCTAGTCTTTCAAGATAAAAGCAAAGCTGGTGGCTACAATAACTCTACAACAGAGAATACCAGAGACTTCTGGGCCTTTACACAGTTTGGCTCAAACATTATTGCCACTAATTTTGCAGATAATATACAAAAGTTTGAAGAAGGTGTAGATAGTGCCTTTAGTGATCTTGTATCATTAAAAGCAAAATACATCGCAGTGATTAGAGACTTTGTAGTTTCTGGATATACTACAGAAAGCTCTACAACCTATAACCAACGAGTTAAATGGTCAGGTATTAATGATAGTTCTACATGGACACCTAGCCAAGCAACACAGTCTGGATTTCAAGACATAGTTGGTAGTCATGGAAATATACAAGCAATAGTCGGTGGTGAATCTGCTGGTGTGATCTTTATGGAAAAGGCGATCTACAGAATGTCTTATGTAGGTGTGCCTCTGATCTTTCAGTTTGATAAGATTGCAGATAACATTGGAGCATTTGCACCAAAGTCAGTAGCTTCTTATGGAAACCAAATATTTTTCTTAGCACAAGATGGTTTTTATAAACTAACAGGTGCTCAACAATTAGAACCAATAGGTAATGGTAAAGTTGATAACTTCTTCTTTGATGACTTATCTTCTAACCTTGATGGTATTACATCTGCTGTCGATCCTAACAATAGTATTGTTGTATGGTCGTATCGTGGATCAGGAGCTACAGGAACAACAAATAATAAATTATTAATTTACAACTATGCTGTCAATAAATGGAGTACAGGTAGTGGCCAAGATTTAGAGTTTATTGCTAGTGCATCACAAGAAGCATTTAACACTTTAGAAAGTTTAGATGTGTTAGGTGATTTAGATAACTTACCACGATCCCTTGACTCTTACTTTTATAGAGAAGGTGTTGTCGGTCTAGCTGGTTTTAACTCTGATAATAAGTTTGGAAAGTTTATTGCAAACAGTCTATCAGCTACAGTTGATACGACAGAGTTTGAAGGAGCAGAAGGTAAAAGATCAACACTAATTAATTGCAGACCGATTGTTGATGGAACAACAAACACATCTGTAACTATAACACCTATTACGAGGCAATCACAACTTGACACCACAACAACTGGCAGTGCTGTTAGCACTAATGATACTGGCACTTGTCCTTTACGGAGTACATCTCGATATCATCGCATTAGGGTGAATGTGACAGGAAATTTCAATACCATGTCAGGTGTAGATATAGAAGCGAGACCTGAAGGTGGCAGATAATCAGTTTCCTCAAGTACCTTTATCGATACCAGATACAGGACAACACTTACGATTAGTTTCGACATCATTGAACAATACGATCAATGGTAAACTTAACAGCACCGGCACTATTACACTAACTGCTAGTGCAACATCAACAACTCTTACAGATGCAAGAATAAGTGGCAACTCAGTTATTTTGTTTATGCCTACAACTGCAAATGCAAGAACAGCTCTTAATGGACTTCATGTTTCAGCGAGAGCAGACGGAAGTGCCACACTAACTCATGCAAGTTCAGGAAACACAGATCAACACCTATCATACTGCATTATTGGCTAATGTTGTTACTAGAGTACCTAGTGAAGATGTTGAATTTATATGGAGTCAAGTAGCTCCATTATTAGAGAAGGCATTAGACGAAACTTATAATATTGAAGATATATTGTATGGCCTCGCTAATGATCGAATGCAACTATTTATTAGTTGGAATAACAACACAGTCGAAAGTGCTGTTGTTACTGAATTAGCACAATATCCCAACTCGAAAATATTACGATATTTTCTAGCTGGAGGAACTAACCTTAATAATTGGTTAGAAAAAATACAAATAGTTATAGAAAAATTTGCAAAGAAAGAAAATTGTACTCACCTTGAAGTCGCTGGGCGTAAAGGTTGGGTAAGAAAATTGAAAGGATTTAGAGTTAAAGCATACTTACTAAATAAGGAAATATAAAAATGTCAAAAGGATCAAACCCACAAAATGTAACTACAACAACATCAAGTGAACCATCAGAGTTTATTAAACCCTATTACTCTCAAGCGATAAATGCTGCACAGGATATCTATGAAAATCCTAATATGCCAACATTTTTCCCTAACAACACTTATGTTGATTTTGCACCAGAAACAGATACTGCTTTACAATTAGCAAGTGCAAGAGCTACCCAGGGCAATCCCTTATTAGGATCATCACAAACAGAGATAAATAAAATTTTACAAGGTGATTACTTATCACCAAATACCAATCCTTACTCACAAGCCTTGTTTAATCAAATGGCTGGTGATGTAACCTCACAAGTACAATCACAGTTCAGTAAAGCTGGTCGTCTAGGATCAGGTGCTAACCAAGAAATTCTCACAAGAGGATTAGGTGAACTTGCCAATAAAGTTTATAGCGATCAATATAATCGTGAAAGAGATAATCAAGTAGCTGCAACCCAAATAGCACCTCAACTTGGTGAAATGGATTACAATGATATTGCAAGATTGCAACAAGTAGGACAAGAACGAGAAAGCCTAGAGATGGCAAAACTACAAGATGCTATTGCTCGATATGATTACGATCAAACACAACCCTATCAAAAGTTAAACTATTACCTTGGATCATTAGGTGCTGCTGTGCCTTCAACCACTGTATCAACACAACCTGTTTTTAGAAACACTGGTGCTGGATTACTTGGTGGTGCAATGACAGGAGCTAACATAGCTGGAATGATACCTGGAGTTGGTGCTGGTATGGGAGCTATTGGTGGTGGATTACTTGGAGGGTTCTTTTAATGGTAGCATTAGCTTTAAAAAATAGAGGTTTGCTTCCTAATAATTATGGAACTCCTACAGTACCTTTAAGAACATCGCCTTATTCTACAAATACAACTCCAAGATCATACTCAGCTATGAATATAGGTGGCTCACCTGTTGGATCTGCTGCAAATCCTGGTGGTCAATATTCAGCATTAAATGTAATGGGTGCAAATCCTGGTGGTATGGGTATGTCTATGGGAGCAGCTAATCCTGGTGGAATGTCTATGGGTGCTAATAATCCTGGAGGTCAATATTCAGCATTATCTTCAATGAAACCAAACGCACCTGGAGGAAATACAGTTTATGCAAAACCAGCTTTTAAAACATCACAAAACAAACCTAATGTACCACCTAATCAATTAGGTCAAAACTTATTAGATTTTGCGACAAGTCCTCAAGGTAGAGGTTTGGCTAGAGGATTACTAGAAGCTAGTGGTTATTCCACAACTCCTGTTTCATTTGGTCAAGCTGTTGCTCAAGGTATGGCTTATATGAATGAAGCAGACCAAACTGAGGCATCAAGAAAACAACAAGAGTTTGAAAATAAATTATTAGAAAGACAATTAGAATTACAAGAAAAAGAAGCAGCAAAACCTGAAGGCAGATTTACACAAACACTTATTGATGTACCTGATGGTAAAGGAGGCACTAATCAACAATTAGTAAATATTAGTCCAGATGGAAAAATATCAACAGTAGGTGGTAGTAGTAATACCTTCAACATTGGTGATGGTACTTCTAAAGGATATGAAAAAGTAAATGAAAAATATGCAGCAGAATATATTAAGTGGATAGATACAGGTGCTTATCAAGTAGAACTAGAAAATTTAAGTAAGTTAGACGAGTCACTAGAAACTTTAGAGAATGAAAATGTCACAGGTGCTATTATAGGATTAACACCAAATGCTGTGTTGTCAGTTTTAAATCCAGAGGCACTTAATCTTCAAGATAATATACGATCTATTGTTTTCCAAGGATTAAGAGCAACACTTGGAGCTCAATTTACTGAGAGAGAAGGTAATAGATTAGTTGAAGCAGCATTCAATCCTTTGCTTAGTGAAGAAATGAATATTGTTAGATTAAAAAGGATGCGTGAAAGAATAAAAACAATGATTGAATCTAAACAATCAGCAGTTAATTATTTTCAAAACAACAATGGTAGTATGCAAGGATATACAGGTAGAGCAACATTCAATTTAGATGATGCGATTAATCAAGATAATCAATCTGCAATAAACAATGGTAAAGATGAATTTTTATCATCAATTTATCAAGTATCTGATTACAAAGATATATCAGACGAAAAACTTGTAGAGTATTTCCAAAACGCACAACCTGAAGAACAAACATTTATAATAGAGAATGCTGAAGCAATAGGATTGGATTTAAACTAATGGCAGAGAGAAAACTAAAATTAAGCGATTTAACTGGTTCACAACAGACCAATGACGGACTTAATCAATATAAAAAAGACTCAAACACATTTCTACAAGCTATAACAAATGTTCCCTCAAGTGCTAAGAAATTTGCAAAAGATGTTATTACACCTTTTTTAAGTCCTATCCAAACAGCTAAAGATTTAGGATCATTAGGTTCTAGTGTTGTTAATTTAATTATACCAGGTGAACAAGGTAATGAACAAATAGCTAAAGAGGTAGGAAATTTTTTTGTTCAAAGATATGGAAGTTTAGAAAATATTAAAAAAACTTTTGCTACCGATCCTGTAGGAATGTTATCTGATGTTTCTATTATATTGACAGGAGGTGCTACTTTAGCACCTAAAGGTAGTCAAATTGCATCAGTAGTTAGTAAAGCTGCTAAAGTTACTGATCCTATAAAAATAGGAAGCAAAGGTGCATCATTAGCTGGTGAACTTCCTACTCAATTCTTTGGTGCAACAACTGGTGCTGGTGGTAGAGCTATAAAAGAAGCAATAGAAGCTGGTGCTGAAGGTGGCACAAGACAAAAGAAATTTAAAGAAGGTATGAGAGGTGAAGATTTAGAAAGTGTAGTCACCGATGCTTATAATTCTATCAAAGAAATTAATAAAGCAAAAAGTAAAACATATACTGATGGTGTTTCAGGATTACAATTAGGTAAAAAGAAAATTAATTTTGATAATGTAGATAAAGTTATTGCAGATTTTAAAAGTAAAAAAACTATAGGATCACAAGGTAAATTAAAACTAAATAAAGACTCATCAAAAAAATTAAAAGAAATTGAAGATTTAGTAGATCAATATAAAAAAGATCCATCATTACACACAGCAGAAGGTTTAGATTTTTTAAAACAAGAGATAGACTCATTATATCCAACTGGTCTTAATGTAGGACAGCCAGGAACTGTTGTCGCTGATATAAGAAAAAGTATTTACAATTTAATTGTAAGTGAAGTTCCTGATTATAAAAAAGTTATGAATGCTTATGAAAGTGCAACAAAAGCTGAAAAGGCTATAATTAAAGAATTAAGTTTAGGTAAAAATGTTGGTACAGGAACTACACTTAGAAAACTAAATCAAGCTGTAAAAGACAATGCAGCATCAAACTTTGGTAATCGTAGTGAAATAGTATCAAAATTAAACCCTAATATTATGCCTAAATTAGCTGGTGGAGCTTTATCTTCTTATGTACCAAGAGGATTACAAGGTGCTATAGCTGGTGGTGGACAAGTGCCATTAATGGCATACTCAGCAATACAAGGTACAAATCCAGCCATGTTTTTACCAGGATTATTAGCACAATCCCCTAGAGTAGTAGGAACAGCAGCAAATCTTTATGGAAAAGCTAAAGGGCCATTAAGTCAATTTCCATTATCTGCAACATCAAAAGTTTCTAGACCTATGGGTTTAATATCAAACGAAATGCAAAACAATCAAGCATTACAGAATAGAGGATTATTACAATGACAGTAAGTTCATATAGCACAACAGCAAGTAGCAACACAGCCATTAATGGAGTTAATATATCAGAGGGCATGAGTCCATCTGATGTAAACAATGCCATTAGAGAACAATTAAAAGATGTTCGATCAGTCTGGAATGACAAAGAATGGTTTATACTTGGCGATGGTGATGGCACAACTACCTTTACAAGAGCTAGTACAACCTCTGTTACTATTTCCTCAAACATCACTTCTACTCATCATGTTGGTAGAAGAGTTAAGATTGTAGGTTCTAACACAGGAACTATCTTTGGAAGAATATCAGCTTCAGCATTTAGTTCACCCAATACTACTTTAACTTTTGTCTTTGATAGTGGCACAATAAATTCTGGTGACTCTACTGTAGATGTTTATGTAGGATTAACTTTTGTTGGCCCCTCTAGTCCTGTTGTCGATGAAGATGATATGTCTAGTGATAGTGCTATCCTTCCTCCTTCACAGCAATCAACTAAAGCATTTGTAACATCCGGCACAGTCACTTTATCTAATAAATCTATAGCTTTAGGCAGCAACACAATAACAGGTTCAACTGCTCAATTTAATACAGCTTTATCAGATGGTAGTTTTGCAACATTAGCTGGATCTGAATCTCTTACAAACAAAACACTTACTAGCCCTGTTATTAACACAGCTATCAGTGGTACTGCATTTAAAGATGAAGATGATATGTCATCAGACAGTGCTACTGCTGTTGCTTCTCAACAATCAATTAAGGCTTATGTAGATCAACAAGT